ACGTACATGGGGATTAGCTATGCGTTCACAGGTACTACCTCCTGCTCCTGAAGAGCTAATGCAAGCTTCACGTATTAGTTTTAATTTCATCAATCCTATGGCTGCATCACAGAAGCTCGAATGGGTAACAGCTATTCAAAACTTGATGCTGAACGTATCTCAGATGGCTCAGATTGATCAGACAGTGATGGATAACCTAAACCTGGATGCAATGGTACAAGTCATGGCAGATGCATTATCAGTACCTGTAGAAGCGATTCGTACAGATGAAGAGATAGCAGAACTTAGGCAAGCCAAACAAGAACAGCAACAGGCAATGCAAGAGCAACAACAACAGCAAGCTCTCATGTCTCAAGTAGGTCAGACAGGCTTAGACATAGCTAAGGACCAAGCAAAGAACATGACACCTGATCAGTTAGGAGCAATGTTTGAACAGTAATAAATATCAAAGAATCTTTACAAGTCATGAAGGTATCGAAGTATTAGATGAACTCATTTCAATCTTCCATACCAAACTAGCATTTGATAAAGATTCAGCAACTCAGACAGCTTTTAATCTTGGTCAACATGACGTTATCAACTTCATCTTGGCTCGTATTAAAGAAGCAGAACAACCTAAGTAATAAGAATTAAAAAAGAGAAAAAGAATGACAGACAACTTAGAACAACCACAAGCAATTGAACAAGATACAACAGCATCTACAGTATTAAGTATAAGTAATAATAGCTCTAATGAAACAGCTATTCCTGATAAATTTAAAGTAACAGCAGAAGATGGATCAGTAGACTATAAAGCCACTGTAGCCAAGATGAATGAATCATACAGCTACCTGGAAAAGAAAGTAGGTACAGGAGAAGTCGCTCCTAAATCTGTAGATGAGTACAAACTAGAACGTGAAGACTTTGACTTTGAAGAATTTAAAGCAGATGAATCAAATAAAGAGTTTTTAACTGAAGCTCATAAGCATGGGATCACGAATAAACAACTCGACTTCCTCATTTCTGAATACGATAAACGTGCCGTCAACCTGGTATCCAATAGCTCACAGATAGATACGGATACAACAGTACAGACACTTCAATCTGATTGGGGTGATAAGTATGAAGCTAACATCTTCAATGCAGTTAAAGCTGCTAGAGCATGTGGCATTACAGACGAACAGATCAACAATCCTTTAATTGGAAACAACGTAGCCTTTATCAAAATGGCTGCTTACTTTGGATCACAGATGACAGAAGACAAGCCTGTATCAAACGGTACACCTGTCAACGTAGACATCCAATCTTTAATGCGTAGTGAAGCGTTCTTTAATCCTAAACATCCTGATCATAAGTCAGTGAAGGCTCAGATTGATTCGTATTACGACAGCCTAAGAAAGTAAACAAATAGCTCCTGAAGTGGCGTTCAGATAAAGCTTTAAGCCATACAGAGTCCTTGTGTAGAGCATGTGACCTGTATCACTTCTTATCAGCCCGATATGGATAACTGAGACAAACAACAAGCTCTACAACCACAACAATAAATAGAGCTAATAACAGCTCTAACAAAACTAAATAAACAATAAAAAAAACTTAATTAAAAGGACACTTAAACAATGGCATATTCAAGCATTGATTCAGTATTTGTACGTCAGTACGCAGATACTTATGTAGCACTATTAGAACAGAAAGAATCTAAACTATTATCAACAGTAACCAATATTGGCTCAGTAACAGGTACTTCATTCACAGTTAACGAAATGGGAACTTTAGGTGATGTACTAGCAACTCCTGACCGTTTCGGTAACACATCTTATGTAGATGCATCATTCGCTTCTCGTTTAGCAACAATGAATGACTTCTCTAATTTCAGTCGCCTGGCTATTCAGGACTTACCAAAACTCAAGGCTAATCCACAAGATCAACTATTAACTCGCTTACATTCAAAATGGAATCGCAAGGTTGATTCAGTAGTTTATAACGCTCTTATTGGTAACGCTCCACGTAAAGAAGTTGGTACAGATACTTATACAAACGTAGCTCTTCCTGCTTCTCAAATCTTAGGTACAACTACAGCTCCGATCACTAAAAAATTGCTTATCGACATCCGTACTAAGTTCACTAAAAACTTAGCTGACGATGAAGAAATCTATGTAACGTATAACGCTGACCTATTAAATGCTTTACTAGCAGATACGACTCTTACAAGTGCAGACTACCTTGCTGGTCAGATGCTTCAACGTGGTGAGATCAGTAACTTCTTAGGTTTTAACTGGGTTCACTATGAAGGCATTACAGCAGCAGATGGTTTATCTGCAACAGGTGTGGCTTACACGAAATCAGCAGTAGAAGTAGGTATTAACTCTATCTCTCCATTAAAGATTGTAGAAGTTGAAACAGCTAACCGTTTCCACAGCATCGGGCATATCGAGTCCGTAGGGGCTGTTAGGACAAATGAACTCAAAGTAGTAGCGTTTAAGTTTAAAATTTAATAGCTCTATCTATAGATCTAACAAAAAATCAAAGCTCCTTATCTGTAACAGGGTAGGGGGCTTTCAATACCTAATAATAACAATAACTAAGGAAGCTACATGACGACAAAGACAGACATAGCAAATCAAGCTTTATCTTTAATTGGAGCAGATTCAATTACAAGTTTTGAAGAGAACACAAGTACAGCTAGACGTATGAGAACAGTCTATGATTCAAGTCGAAAAGCACTACTTAGACTTCATCCTTTTCAATGCTCAACCAAGCGCATTAAGTTAAATCCAATCTCAACTCAACCTGAGTTTGGCTATTCATATCAATTCCAATTACCCGATGATCTAATCAGAATCATCAATGCAAATACAGAAGACTATGTTGTAGAAACAGACAGACTTCTTTCAGATCAATCAGAACTTAACCTGGTCTATGTATTCGATAACAAGAATGAAGAAACATACGACAGCCTATTTATTGAATGCTTAATCCTTTATCTAGCATCAAAGATCACTAAAGCTGTAACAGGCTCACAAGGCACAGCAGACAGCTATTACATGCAATGCCAAGAACTGATTAAACAAGCCAAAGCAGTACAGGCACAAGAAGTACCATCACAACAATTCTTTAAAGATTCAGACTATTCACTGATCAGAGGTCGCTAATATGGCTAAGATCAACCTAATTAAAAACAACTTCACTTCAGGCGAACTAAGTCCACATATATGGATGCGTACCGATCTACAGCAATATAGAAACGGCACAAAAGAGATGCTGAACTTTCTTCCAATTGTAGAAGGGGGCTTAAAGCGTAGAGGTGGTACAGCAGTTACAGCAGTAACAGAAGGAGCTGTTAGAATCCTTCCATTCATTATCAGTCATTCAGTAGCCTACCTACTTGTTTTTAAAGCTCTATCAATAGATGTATTGGATAGCAACGGAACATTAATTAAAAGCCTTGCGACTCCATATACAGAAGAAGAGATCCATGAAATTAACTATACACAAAATAGGTATCAATTCTTTATAGCACACAGCGAGCATCCATTAGCCTGGGTAAGAGCTTCAGAAGACTTAACCAATTGGGCTTATGATGAATTTGATTTTTATGTACCGCCACTGGAAGAAGTTGTTACTCCAACATTACCGCTTAAACCAAACGAAAAGAATGCAGGAAAGACAGTAACATTAACTGCTTCAGCTTATGCTGTATATGACAGTACTAAGCGTTATCAGGTGGGTGATATTTGTCATCATACAATTAGCGGTACAAGGTATTACTTTAGAGCTAAAAAGATCACTCAAGGAAATACACCCACATTAGGACAACCCTCTCAAGGTGGAACAATACCAGATGAGTATTGGGGTACAACTTCTGTAACAGAAGCACAAGCTTTTACAGCAGCAGATGTTAATAAATTTGTATTTATCAATGAAGGTATTATACGAATAGATAAGTATGTCAGTCCAAGTACAGTACTCGGTGAGATTCTTTTAAAACTAAATACTGATATTGAAGCTATAGGCAATAGCTGGACTCTTAAACAAGACATCTTTGAAGTCAATCTAGGGTATCCAAGAGCCGTGACAATGTATCAGCAGCGTCTTGTGATAGCAGGAACTAAAACCTATCCAAACTATGTATGGCTGAGTAGGGTAGGGGATGTAACAAACTTCCTTCCAACAGTAGCAGATGGAGACAGTTTTACAGTATCAGCAAGTTCAGACCAATTAACCAACGTACTACATCTAGCTCAATCAAGAGGTATATGTGTAATGACAGGGGGATCTGAATTAGTCATCAGTTCACAGAATGCAATGACACCTACTAATACTTCAATCCTAGAACATACAAGTTTTGGGTCAACAGAAAACATCAAGCCATTGAAAGTAGGATCAGAACTTATCTTCGTACAGCGTGGAGCAGAACGAGTTCGTACATTGCTTTATGACTATTCAATTGACTCATTAACATCATCAGAACTGACAGTATTAGCAAGTCACATTGCTAAGAAGAATGGTGGTTTTAAAGAGATGGTGTATTGTGCTGAACCTGATTCTATTATTTGGTTTGTATTAGGCAACGGAAAATTAGCAAGCCTAACACTGAATAGAGAGCAGTCAGTTATCGCATGGTCAACACATGATATAGGTGGAACAGTATTAAGCGTAACGTCATTACCTTCTACAACTGGATCTGACAGACTTTATTTTCTAGTCAATCGAAATGGAACAGTACAGATTGAACAGATGAAGGAAGAGCTGTTATTAGACTCAGTAATCAAAGTAGACGTACAGCATAACAATCCTTGTATCATCGAACATACACAGATTGGCGTATTAGGAAATGATGTAGCTGCTTATTACAAAGACGGCAATTCAACCTACTCACTTCCAATCTTAAACAGACAAGGCAATACATTAACCATTGATTGTGATCCATCAGTCCATCAGGTCTATATAGGTCGCAAGTTCACATCGAGAGTAAGTTTATTTGCTCCTGAGCTACAGGGCAGTCCTGCAACATCAAGTCCAAGCATTATCAAGATCAACCATATCAACCTTTATCTATATGAATCTCTCAATCCTACAGTGAATGGGGAGATGGTCGAGCTGAAGCAGTTTACAGAGAACTTATTTGAAGCTCCTAAACCATTTACAGGTAACAAGCGTATAGAGATGAACGGATGGAACGACTTTGATAACTTCAAACTCATCATAGAACAATCTGAACCATTACCACTTCATATAACGGCTGTAGTCATGGAACAGAATATTAACGACAGATAAGAATATAAATGGCATATACAGTAGAAAAAGCAAAGATATTAGACATACCTGAACTGTTAGAAATAGCAGTTCAATTTTGGAATGAATCTCCAACATATTCACAACGTCCTATGGACCTAGCAACAGTTAAAACACATCTTCAAACTTTGATACTTTATCCATCTCAAGGATGTGTATTGATCTGCAAAGATGAAACAGGAAAGATCTTAGGCGGTTTTGTAGGTGGACTCACGAGAGAATGGTTTAGTGCTACAAGCCTTATGGCTTTTGATTACTGTTTATTTGTTAGCTCTAATAATAGAGGTAGTAAAGTAGCTTATATGCTTGTCACAGCTTTTATTGAATGGGCTAAAGAAGCAGGAGCTACAATTATTCAATGTGGTACAGCAACCAAGATCAACACAGAAAGAACAATAAGCTTCTACAAGAAGTTTGGCTTTGAACATACAGGCTCATTTCTTGAGATGAAGCTATAAAA